TACCAGAATAGCACAGTGGTGTGCTCGTCGTGGAACATTACAAGAAGAATTGTGCAACGACATCGCCCGCGAAATCAGCAAAGCAACCGAATCAGAAAACGTAGCAGTCTACATTCAAGCAGTACACGGTTGCTGTGAGAATCGTGGCATTATGGCACATAGTTCATTAACGCAGACTACTGTACTCAAAGGCACGTTTAAAGATGATCCTCATACAAAGAAAGAATTCTTTGACAATATTAAATTACAACAGGAGTTTGCACCGCGATGAAATGGTTTAAAAAAATGTTGTGGCGCTGGACCTACGAAGGTCGTGAACTAGAGGAAAAAGTCCCTATGTCTAGCAGTAGATTAATTAGTAGAGATGAGTGCGATGCTGTCTGCGACGAACCTATTTTAAATTTCAAAGTGTTTAGTGCAGTAGGCGGCAAGGTCGTGGAGTTTAGACGCTATGATCGCAAGAGTGATCGTAATGATTCTACTACTTACATTATTACCAATGATCAAGACTTTGGTGAACGCATTGCTAAAATTGCCATGATGGAAAATTTAAAGTTATGACAGCACAAAAACCAGCACAGGGGATTTTATTAGTGAATTCCTGGGGATCTTCAAAAATGTACAAAGTTGTCTGCGAGTGCGGCAGCGACGAATGTTCCCATGACATCGACATTGAAGCAGAAGACACGGGCGTAACCGTGACAATATATACCAAAACTAAAACTAATTTTTGGTCAAAAACACGCTGGCATCACATATGGACATTGCTGACCAAGGGCTATATCGATTTTGAAACTGCCGTTGTTATGAATAAACAGGTTGCTCTTAACTATGTAGATGTGTTACAATTAGCAGTTAAAGATGTTGAGGAATTGAAAAATGAAAGAAAAAATTGACGAAGTGATGAATATCCTCAGTGAAGAATGTGCTGAGGTTATACAGGCAGTAAGTAAAATTAATCGATTTGGCATGGACAATTATAAGCCAGGCAAACCTAAAACTAATAGAGAACATCTTGAAGAAGAACTCGGCGACCTAATGGCTATGATTGATATTCTACAAGAAATGGATGTTGTTAGTTATACTAACATTGAAAAATCTGCCGAAGCAAAACATGAAAAATTAAAAAAATGGTCGAACATTTATGAGCAAAATTAAAATCGCAGAGTTGTTCTACTCTATACAGGGGGAAGGCAGATACATGGGAGTACCTAGTGTATTCCTTAGAACGTTTGGTTGTAACTTTAAGTGTGCAGGCTTTGGTATGCCTCGCGGTGAAGTTAGTCACGAAGCAACAGATATTGCCGCGACACATACAATGATTACACCGTTTACAAAATATGAAGACTTACCTCTAGTAAGTACAGGCTGCGACAGTTATGCTAGTTGGCATCCAGACTTTAAAGACCTAAGTCCAATGCTAGAAAGTGATGCTATTGCAGATCGCATTGCAGGGATTATCCCACACGGCGAATGGCGGGATGAGCATCTTGTTATCACAGGTGGCGAGCCTTTGCTAGGTTGGCAACGTGCTTATCCAGATTTGCTAGATCATCCTAAGATGCAGGGTCTTAAAGAAATTACTTTTGAAACTAATGGTACTAAAAAACTTACCAAAGAGTTTAAGCAATATCTACATACTTGGGCATATCATCACGATAAAGATTTTTGGCGTGAGATTACATTTTCAGTAAGTGCTAAACTTCCTTGTAGTGGCGAGAAGTGGGAAGAAGCAATCTGTCCCGAGACTGTATGTGAGTACGAAGAGTATGGCACAGCATATTTAAAATTTGTTATTGCAACAGAACAAGACTTTGCCGATGCCGAACGTGCCACTGAAGAATATCGTAAAGCAGGTTTCACCGGACATGTTTATCTAATGCCGGTTGGTGGTGTAGAAAGTGTGTATGCATTAAACAATCGTAAGGTGGCTGATCTTGCTATGAAGCGTGGATGGCGTTATAGCGATCGATTGCAAGTGCCATTATTTAAGAACGAGTGGGGTACATAATGATTAAACAATTTTTTAAAAAGATTACAGGTATTCAAGCAATTGAAGACTTGCGAAAAGAAGCAGAAACTGCCGCTGTGGAAGCAGTTAAAGCGGCAGCAATGGCCAAGGCAGAATCAGATGCTGCCATTGCCGCATCAATTGCAGAAACACTTCGTGTAAAAAAAGAAGAGGAGCAAGCGAAACTTAGCCCAAAAGAGCGTGCCACTGCCCAAGGGATTCCTTATGTAGCTGTTTTAGATACTCACGTTAACAAAGACAATATCCGAAACGGGTTTTTTGAACTTGATTGGAACAGTTTTTTTATTCAAGAGTTAATCAAGGCAGGGTATGGCACTGAGGCAAATCCCGAAGAAGAAACAGTGGATAGGTGGTTTAAAGATCTCGCTAGAAATATTCTATCCGAAGATGGATACGGGGACAATTCTGCCGGCAGTATTAATGTTATTAATATTAACGATGGAAGAAAATGACTGTAGATTATACCGACATTGTTAAAAAATATGATTTTTCTTCTGTGATTTTTCAAGATGAAGTTGATCAAATTTGCAACATAGTAAAAGAAATAATCGACAGCGGAAATTATTTTGAAAACAGCCCCAAGTATCAAACCAAAGAAAATCTGTTCGCTCGAAACGAATCAGTTTGGCTAAAGTATAGAATGAGTTTTATGTTTGCTTGTTTTATGTATTTGGGCAAAGAGGTCAGAGTTAAAGGAATAAATTGTTGGAGTTTTATGACCAGCCATGATGCCAATCAAGATCGATATCAATTATGGCATCATCATCATCACAACTTGACAACTGCAAAGATATCAGGTATAATGTATTTAAATATCCCCAAAGATATTGATACGTTTGATACTAGTGGCACTGAGTTTAGTATAGGACATCCAGAAAAAGATCCTACGTTTTTTATTAAACCAGAATATTTTTCTTGGATGATATATCCTAGTAATCTTTGGCATAGGCCAGGCCCATGCCCTAGTGTTCAGAATCGATTCGTTCTTGCAGCAGATATGGAATATCAATGACTTTTATCCTTGTAGATACAGCAAATACATTTTTCCGTGCTAGACACGTGGTCAAAGGTGATGCAGATACCAAATTAGGTATGGCCATGCACATTACACTTAATGCTATTAAAAAAGCATGGCAAGATTTTGATGGCGCCCATGTGGTGTTCTGCCTCGAAGGTCGCAGTTGGCGGAAGGATCATTACGCTCCTTATAAACGTAATCGTCAAGTTACACGAGCAGCCATGACCCAGAAAGAACAAGAAGAAGACAAACTCTTCTGGGAAACATTTGACAAATTTAAAGAGTTCGTCAGTACCAAGACTAATTGCACTGTGTTGCAACATCCGCAATTAGAAGCAGACGATTTAATTGCTGGATTCATACAATCACACCCCAATGCCGATCATGTTATTATTTCGACCGATAGCGACTTCGTGCAATTGATTGCGCCCAATGTAAAACAATATAACGGTGTTGCAGAAACGTTGACTACACATACTGGTATATTTGACAAAAAAGGTCGACCGGTTGTGGATTCCAAGACTAAAGAACCCAAGTCTATACCCGATCCAGAATGGCTGCTATTTGAAAAATGTATTCGAGGTGACACCAGTGACAATGTGTTTAGTGCATATCCCGGAGTGCGTAAAACCAAAATGAAAGAAGCATTCGAAGATCGTAACAGCAAAGGATTCGCGTGGAACAATCTCATGTTGCAACGTTGGGTAGACCACGAGGGTAAAGAGCACAAGGTGCTAGACGATTATAATCGCAATGTACAACTTATTGATTTAACTGCACAGCCAACAGCAATCAAGACTATAATTAAAGAAACTATAGATGTGCAGACAACAGATCCTAAAAATGTAGATCAGGTAGGAATTAGATTGTTGAAATTTTGTAATTTGTTTGACTTACAACGAGTTGCTGACAATATTCAGCAGTATGCTCAACCATTTCAAGCAAAATATGTATCAGACAAATCATCGGTATGAATAGTGCCGTAACCAAGGGAATGAAAAATAAATGAATATAACAGCAAAACCCATTGTAGATGGTAAATTTTGGATAGTCGAAGAAGATGGAGAAAAAGTAGCCACTTTGCACAAAAAAGAAAACAACAAATTTATGTTGAGTTCAAAAACGGGCGAAGCCACATTTAATAAAAAAGATGATCTAATAAGAAGATTTGGCAAAGATTTTTTTCAATCTAAAATCAAAAGTGGACCAACTACAGCACAGGACAATGACGTACACACTTTTCCATCGGCGTCTAGGCCATATAATGCCATGTACGATGTTCAGAGAAAATTGCCATTGTATACCAAAAGTTCTCAAAGCAAAAGTCTATATTGTGCAGGATATTATGCCATCCAGTTTAACAAAGGGTGGGTCAAGAGTTTTTGTCCCAAATTAATCACTGTAGAAAGATATCCTTACAAAGGACCCTATCGAACAGAACTGGAATTACGACAGGTGTTGAGCAATGTCAAACCCGATTAATACCTATCCCATAACGTCTCTAATACAACAGATAAAAGCAGCAGATATCGGTCAGCAAAAAGAGATTAGAATAGACATAAAGAATGCAAAATTGTTGTCTTATGCATTGGCTGAAATTCTTAGCAAAGTCAATCAAGACTACGAATCGTTGTTGAAAAATCTACAAAAAAGCACCGGCGACACTGTTACTGTGCAATTGGACGGGGGCGGGTTTTCTAATCAACAGTAGATAAATATGTACGTAGTTTATGGAGAACCTATGAGTAGACCTAAACCGCGTATATTACTAGAATACGTCAATAAAAAGAATTATAAGTGCGAGCAAATACTCGACGCTGAAGCCATTTGGGCTGTTTTTTACAAAGATAAACCTTTTAATTTAAAAAGTTTTAACAGTCTTGTAAACTATCCCGGACCCAAATATAAGAAAGTTAGTTTCAGTAATCCTGGGCATGCTGTTAATCTTGCTAAAAAATTGAACAGTCAATTTCAATGTCAAGATTTTACTGTAGCGGTGCTGACCAGCGGCACTATACTTAAATGATTACTCAAGAACTTTATACCAAAATGTTCTTAAAAGAGTGGGGCAAAAGTGTTGACCCTGCAAATATTCGCTTGTACAAACACACATGGTGGTTCAACACTAGAACCAAAAAAGAAGGCGGACTACGCCTAACAGACAAGGGATTTGAGTTTTTAACTGACATATTAGAACTAGCGTCCTACGAAGTTCCATTTACAGATCAAATTGAGTTGAGTCCCCAAATTATAATATTTTTGGACAAATTTTTGGATTGTCCATATTTTTTAGATTATGCAAGTCTAACCGTTTTTTCGGAAAAAAAATCTTTTGAACTTTACATGTTTTCCGACGATATCCGGAAATATGGACTAATCAAAGCCATAAACAAACAAAAAAAATCCGAAGAGACTTAGCCAAAATAAGTTGACGGGCTCCGTGTTTTGCTATACAATAGTAACACTTAAACAGTTTTTACAAGGAGCCAGTATGTCAGAAGTATCCACCCGCACAGTAGGACCCAAAGCCGCTAAACGTGCCGTCCAAAAAGCATTTAAACATAATCGTCCTCTATTCTTGTGGGGCCCCCCGGGTATTGGCAAGAGCGAGATTGTTCATCAGATTGGCAAAACTATCGATGCTCATGTAATTGACATTCGACTGAGTCTATGGGATCCTACAGACATCAAGGGTATTCCTTACTTTGATTCAACTGTCAACAAAATGGTATGGGCTCCGCCATCAGAACTGCCAGACGAGCAGATGGCAAGTCAATATAAAAACGTGATTCTTTTCATGGACGAAATGAATTCGGCTGCTCCTGCTGTACAGGCGGCGGCTTATCAATTGGTGTTGAATCGTCGAGTTGGCACTTACAAACTGCCCGATAATGTTCTCATTGTTGCGGCTGGTAATCGTGAAGCAGACAAGGGTGTTACCTATCGTATGCCTGCTCCGTTGGCTAACCGCTTTATTCACTTGGAGATGAAAGTGGATTTCGACGATTGGTTCGAATGGGCCACTGCCAATCGAATTCACAAGGATGTTGCAGGATTTTTGCAATTCTCCAAAAAAGATCTGTATGACTTTGATCCAAAAAGTAACAGCAGGTCATTTGCTACACCACGTAGTTGGACATTTATATCTGATCTGCTGGCAGACGATGATGGCGACGAAAACACATTGGCTGATTTGATTTCGGGTGGTGTTGGAGAAGGACTGGCAATCAAGTTTATGG